TTAATAAATGGATTGGGAGTAACAGAAGGTGATGAGGAAGACGATTTTAAAGATGATGCTTATAGACTGATAATGCAGTTAAGCTATGACTGCGCTCCATCAAGATTGTATGATCAAAACCTGCTTAAGCAAGCAAAGGCTACAATGAGTGAGATGCAGTTTAAAAGGGAGTTTGGCGCACAATTTATAGATGAAAGTGATGGATATTTTAGATTATCAAAGATGGCTGCTTGCACGATACCAGATGGAGAGTTTCCTGCTGTGGAGGTGGTTGGGAATCCCAGTCATGAATACTTGTTGTCTTTTGACCCAAACTGGGCTGGCAATACAAGTGCCGACCATTTTGCAATGCATGTTTTCAAAATAGATAGAGACGCACAAAAAGTTTATTTAGTTCATGGTTATGCTATAGCTGGAGTTTCTCTTAAGCAGCATATGGAGTATTTCTTATACTTAATAAAACATTTTAATATTGTTGGTATATGTGGTGACTATAATGGAGGTGTTCAGTTTATAAATTCTTGTAACGAGAGTGCTTTGTTTAAAAACACAAATATAAATATAGGAGTTATTGATGTTGATCTAGAAAAACCAGAGAACTGGCACACTGATATTTTATCATTTAAAAATCAATACAACCTCAGTGAGAGAAAATACTGCATCTTAAGAAAACCTACATCAAACTGGATTAGAAATGCGAATGAGATGTTACAAGCAGCAATCGACCATAAAAGAATACTATTTGCTTCTAGGGCTGTAGATGCCCACTTTGATGAACAAAGAAAAAAGAAAATACCAATAGATAATTTAAAATGGGACGTAAAGGCTCCAAAAGCATCCAAGGGGGCAATGATGATTGATTTCATAGATCATCAAAAGTATGTGGTTGAACTTACAAAGTCAGAATGTGCCAACATTGAGGTCATTGCAAATCCGCAAGGATCACAGTCTTTTAACTTACCTCAAAACTTAAGAAGACAAAAAGGCCCAAATAGAGCTAGAAAAGACTCTTATTCCTCGTTAGTTTTAGGCAATTGGTTCGCCAAGGTTTTCTTCGATGCGGAAAACGCATCTGTCGAACAAAAGCCACAAGGAACATTTATTCCGTTTGCAATTTGAAAAGTTTCAAAGTAACTTTTATAACTTTAGTGTAAACTTTGATATGCCTCGTAAATATACCAAAAGATCAGAATACTGGGAGAAATTTAAAAACAAAGAAACTCCTATAGAAAACTTATTAAATCCACAAGAAGAGGCTTTTAGTCCAGAGTTAATTGGAGAGCCTATTTTTGCATCTAGGTTGACCTCTCCCACAGCTAGAACTAAAGCTAGAACAAATGCTGTTGCTACTAATGGTCTAGACAATAAGTTCGACAATATTAAAAATGGCATTCTACCATTTAATTACGAAAAAGACGCTGCTGATGCTAGAGAGGCTGTAGAGCTTTGTCAAAAGGCTTACTTTAATATTTCTTCATTCAGAGGCACAATTGACTTGTTATCAGAGTTTGCTGACTCAGAGGTATATCTTGAAGGCGGCACTGAAAAATCAAAAAAATTTATTGAGGCTTGGTTCAAAAGAATCAGGATGCATGATTTAAAACAACAATATTTTAGAGAGTATTACAGGTCAGGCAATGTTTTCTTTTACAGGGTAGATGGAAAGATTCCTCTTAAGAATTCTCAAAAAATGTTAGAGGCTTATGGAGCGAGTGCCAGAAAAGAGATTCCTATAAGATATTTACTAATTAATCCAGTAGACATCGCCACTAAAGGTTCTATTTCTTTTAGTGGTTATGAATATTTTAAAGTATTGACTCCTTTTGAAATTTCTAGACTTCAAAAGCCTGAGACTGATCATGAGCTAGAAACATTTAACTCTCTGCCTGAAGATGTGCAAGAGGCTCTAAAGTCTGGCAAAAAGGCTTATGCGATGACAAGGGTTCAAATAAAATTAGACCCCCAGTTGCTACATGTTGTGTTTGCAAAAAAACAAGATTATGAGCCTTTAGCAATCCCTGTCGGTTATTCAGTTTTAGATGATCTGAATAGAAAGATAGAATTGAAAAATATTGATCAAGCGATCAGTAGATCCATTGAAAATGTCGTGCTGCTTGTTACAATGGGAAATGAGCCTGATAAGGGAGGTGTGAATCATAGGAACTTGGCTGCAATGCAACAGATATTTAAAAATCAGAGTGTCGGCAGAGTTCTTGTATCTGACTACACAACCAAAGCTGATTTTATTATTCCTGATATCAGAAAGGTGGTTGGTCCTGAAAAATATGAAGTAATAAACAAAGATATTGAAGATGGCTTGCAAAATGTTCTTATCGGAGATTCAAAATATTCTGACGCACAAATGAAAATGAAAGTTTTCTTCCAGAGATTAGAAGAGTCTAGAAGAGCATTCTTACATGACTTTATTAATCCTGAAATCAGAAGAATCTGCAAAGCTGCTGGTTTGCGTTCTTGGCCTGAAGCAAAATTTGCAAGAACAGACACAATGGATGATTCTAATTTAGCAAAACTTGCTACAAGGCTCATGGAGCTTGGCGTATTAACGCCAGAGCAAGGAATGCAAGTAGTTCACACTGGAGTATTTCCAGAAAGTGCTGACATGGATGCTGCTCAAGTTAAATTTGTCTCAGATAGAGAAAAAGGTCATTACATGCCTTTGGTAAATACAATTAATCTATATGACGATAAAGACCCATCCCCCTCACCAGCCGCAGAGGAAAGTAAGCCGATCTCTCCTTCAGGTGGGAGACCGCTAGGGGTTTCTAATTCAACTTACTCAAAGAAAAATATAGTAGAAGCAACTAAAAGATTAAATGAATTTGAGCTATTA